ATTACATTTACATCTATCAATACATTAATGTATTGTTTACTTATCTTATTATATTTATTATTATCTATTTGTTAGATGTTTAACAATCTCGCTCCATTGACTCGTTGACTTAACAAGCCTTTATCTTACTGTCTCTTGATAGTACAAAAAAAGAACTCTTTAATTAAGTCTAATTAAAGAGTTCTTAATATTAATTATTAGTTCTTTTCTACATTTATTATTTCATCATCATAGATATTTAAGTCTGTATTCATTGAATCCATTGTCATTGTTACTTTATCATTGACATTGAATTCAGTTCCTTCAAATGACCAAAAGTTATTAGTATCATCAACAACAGTTACAATGTTATCATTCACTTTAATGACTGTTGCTTCTCTTGTGTAGTGTGACTCGATCCATGTTGATGCATAGAACATTGTTAACATGATTACTGTAATGATGATTGTCGTTATAGCTTTACGCATTGTTTACACGTCCTTTCTTTGTGGTTGTGTTAGTGGTTAGCTCTTAGTTCTTTTCTATTATACATTATCTTTATCTAAATGTCAATCATTATTTAAAAGTTATTTTATTAACAATCTTCTTACTTTATCTATTCGTTTATCTTATCAATGTGTTAATACTTTAACAAACTCGCTCCATTGACAGCTTAATCATAGCCCTTCTCCTACTCATCCGGATCCATGTTGTTAACACTTTAACAATCTTCTATTGTTAATTGTTTAACAAGCTTCTATAGTTATTAGATAGATACCTACACAGTGGATACCCCATCCCTTGCACGCCCTCCCCTATCCCATGCCCTACCATAGTGCATACATATCTATTATTATATTATTATCATTGTGTTATTGATTGATTGTGTTATTGTGTTGTTCTCTTTCTTCTCTTGTTCTCTTTGGCTTGCTTCTTCCTCCTGTCCTGCCTTGCTCTCTCTAAGTCGCATTGGCTTGCCTGCCTTCCTATCTTTGTTAAGTTATTAACAATGTTCGTACAAGAGTTCGTTTGTTAAATAACTAACAAGCCTCGTACTAGCCATCGTTAATAGTTTGTCAATGTTGCTACTAGCAACAATTAGCTTTTGTTAAATGTTTAACAAGGCTCGAAAAGTTATCGATTATTCTTTCGCCTGTTTTTTCACACGTGCAGCGGCTGATTTATTAATGGCTGATTAATTAAACAAGTGAATTATAGGAAAGAGTGATTGACTAATGTTTAACAAAAAGCCTGAAGAAAAAGTGATTGACTAATGTTTAACAATGTTCTCGATGCTTGATGGTCGTTGGCTGCCCTGCGAACGTCTTAGCTTTCTACATCATCTTTTGATCTTTTGCTTATATCTTACTACATTTGCTTTGTTTATTGTGTATGTTTTTATTATATTGTAGCGGCTGCGATTATTTATTGTTTGTGTTAAGGCCCCCGCTACAAGTCAGCGTTGCTCAGTATTTTTTTCGTTCATCTACAGACTGTATGTACAAGTGTTTCTTGGTATGAAAATAAAAATTAAAATGGGCGGGGGTGTATTATGGGAAAAAACTTTTTGGGAAAATGAAAAAACTTTTGCTCTCCAACATCCCCAATCCAAAAGTTTTTTCAAAACCAAAAAACGATAAACAATCCAAAAGTTTTTTCAAAACCAAAAAACGAATATAACAACAACAATCCAAAAATTTTTTAAATTTTAAACATATAAAATGGTTCAAAAGATAATGGTTTTTTTATTGCTCTTATTCTCCCCTCAATCCAAGGTTTTTCAAAAGAAGGTTCTATAATAACCTCATAATCATAATTAGGATTCCCAAGTTCCTTTATTTTTTCTTCCAATTCACTATAATTATTTACATTAATATATAACTTTGAATTATCCTCTGCTATAAAAATCATTATTACCTCATATTACGCCTTTTTATAATAAAATTCTCTGTATTATCCTCTCCAGGCTCAGTGACAATAATAAAATCTCTTGAAGAATTTTTTTCTCCAATTTTTATATAATCTCTTTTTAAATAATATTCCATAGCCATTAAAATAAATTCATTGTTTCCAAAATTTTTTTCAACACATTCTTCCCAAGAATCGTAAAATACAATTTTTTTATCCATAATTAAAATTCTGGCCTCCTAGGCTCCTTAATTAATCCATAATCATATAAATTATCAATATTTCTAGAAAGTCCCTTAATATATTTCTTTATCTCAGCATTTACATCTACCCGCCGCGCTCGCTGCGCCCTATACTCAGCAAGCCGCCGTCCAAAAGCCTCATTCCACTCGTCCTCTGGAGCACAATAGGCAATTCCTTTATAAACCCTAACATCTATAAAATCATCATACTGTTCATCTGCCAAATCATACTTAGCAAGGCGGCGCGGAATTTCATTAACAGTGGTAATGATACAAACTACAGTCTTCTCCTCTTTATTTACCTTATATTTTGTAGTAACTTTCTTACTCAGATCGTATTCCATTATTTTTCCTCCTTTGATATTATATCAATATCCTTTAGTTTAATTTTATAAATCTATTCTGTCATTCCTGGAATAAATAAATTTGATAAAGCATCAAGATAACTTTCTCCAATTACCACGCCCTCTATAATAGCCTTAAATTTATATTTATTAATCTAAAACTCATTCATTTTTATTTTCCCCTCCTCTAATTTTAAAATAATAAAAAATAACAATATATTAATACAATTAAAAAAATACTAATAATTGCTCCAATTTCTATTTTATTAAAAATTTTTTCTGATATAATTAAACAAATATAAATTATCACAAAAGAAAGCGGAACAATCAATAAAAGCAATATTAAATCATTTGGATTTATGGGCAATCTCTTCCGCATAAATAGGTTTCCATTCTTCTTCTTTATTGTTATTATTGTTTAATGCGGGAACCCAATTTTTTGCAGGCTGCCGCATCAAAAATTCTAAGGCCCCAAGAGTTCTATGCTGAACCCTTTCATCGTCAAAACCTTCTACTAACATCTCTTGAAACCATTTAATCTGGTCTGTTGTTAACAAAATTCCTTCCATTTTAATCTCCTTATGAACTCGCTAAAACAAACATCATACCCACCGCAGAAATCAGCATCCCGCCAAAGAATAATAAAGTACCTATGTCAATAAATGTTTGATTCATTATTTTTCTCCTTTTTATAGTTCTGCCAGTTCTTTTATTTTTTTCTCTTTTTTTATTTTAATCTCTTTGATTATAATTGACCAAAGCCAAGATGGAATATCTTCTATCTCATATTCATATAAAGTTGCTACATACGAGCCTCGTCCTAATATTTTTCTAAGATGCTCACAATTATCTGATTTTAAAATACGGTCGCACCAATCAATCTCTTTTTTTATTTCAATTGCTTTTTGTAATTTTTCTTTCGTCATTTTGATTTTCCTGTTGTTCTAAAATTTTCACCAATGAATCTGCTATTAATGCAAGTGAATATGCTGCACTCATTAGCGACCCATCTATATGCGTCTTACACATTTTATCTAATATATCTTTATCTAGAACTTCTTTTGGAGCTTTTCTCCACATAGAAAGTTGCTATTTCATTTGTCTAATAAAATATTGTGTGGCTGTTTCCATTATAACCCCTCTTTTATCTTTTTCAAAAAATCTTCAACTTCAGAAAAATGTCTACCTGTTTTACATAAGTCACTCATTAAAACATCTTCACTTACACTGCCATCAAACCATAATATATCACATCGGGTAGCTAAAATACAAGTTACAATACCTTTATCTCCTAAATCTTTATCTTTTACTTCATCGCCTATCTGAATTTCATTCTTTTCTCTTTCCCATTCCTCATACATATTTTTTGCCTCTTGGTATGAACAATTACTAACAAGAAGTAAATTCATTAAATCTTCCCAATCTTTATTTGTATAATTAAGAAGATTTCTCGCAAACTTCCATGCATCATCTCTTCCTGCGGCAATCCCTTTTTCATAACCATCCATCCATACCTTAGAATTTAAATGGGTGTCGTCGTGGTCAGGTTCATTATAAGGAATTAAATCATGATCAGGTATATCAATTATATATTTCATTACTTCTCCTTTTTCATTTTTTTAATTATCTTCATAAAGCCATGTTAAAAAATCATTCTTACTAACTACTATTACTTCTGAATCTGAAAGTAAATCTGATATAACAAGAGAAGTTCTATCTATCTCCGTACTAAGCTCATTTGCTACTGCGGAGTTGCAAAAAACTACCACAATTTCATCATCTCTCATTTTTCTTTATTTTCTCCTTGTTTGAATAAAAAATTATTTATATTTAATTTTATTACTTATCCAATCTTTAGAAAAATTATTATTTTTCCAAATTTTATTTTTTTTATATCTAATACAATCCCATCCGCCAAACCAAGGATGAGAAATTAAATATCCAAATTCAAGACAAGTATATCTAATAATACCCTCTTTAAGTACTTGCGGATTTGCCTTACAATTTTGACAAGATGAACAATGTTTCATTTTTCATTCTCCTTAAAATTATAATAAATAATTGGTTTCCCAATTTTTTGAGCATAATTAATTGTTAACCATGTACCACCTACCTCTATTCCATCCCAAACCGCAAGAAGTAAATCACAGTTATCTACCATGTATTTATCTCTAAACCAATAAACTCTTTTACCAGTATATGTTTCTGAAATAAACTTAATATCTTTTGCCTTACTGAGTATTCTCTGCTCTTCTTGATGAAAAAAGTTTTTTCTGTATGGATAACAACAAATTAGAGGAATATTTTTTTCAATCGCCGCTTGTGCGAAGATTTGATCAACACCTTGAGCCATGCCCGAAATTGCTTTTGTACATTCATATTTATTTAATTGTTCAAATAACCACTTTTTGACTTCTTTCTGTTGATCTTTTAATCTTTCTGGTCTATGCCCTGTTACTGCGATACGCATTTATTTTCCTTTCCGTCATAGTGGGGGCAGTTATATCTAATTATATCTTTAGATTTCCAATCACAAAATTTATTATGACAAGTTTTACAATTATTTAACTATATAATTTTTTTATATTCAACACATATATTTAAAAGTTTGTTTAAATGACTTATCATTTCATTTATCTACTTTATTTTCATTTTCTATTTCCGCCCTTCTTTTATATCCTTCTGAAAAGCCCTAACAGTAATGTTCATATTCTTTATTTCTTGCGCCGGCGCTCGCCATAAAGGCTCCCATCAAAGTTCCAATCGAGCCTCCCACAATAAAACATATAATATTAATAATAATATTTAACATTTTCTTTCTCCTTTTTCATATATAAATATTATATTATATTTTTTTTCAAAAATCAATAAAAATCTCTTAATTGGAATTGACAAAAATAAATTTTTTTGTTATAATATAAACATAAGATTGGTAGAAAGGAGTTTTAAATGGGGCAAACAGAAAAAAATAATTAGAAAGTGACATAGACAAATAAACGCCCTTATCCAAAATTAGATTATACTATCACAGATTTAGAAGAACGTAATAAAATAGTGCATGAAATTGTAAATAATGTTCTTCCATAGCAATTAACTCCTTATTATTTGGAATAGCTTACTAAATATTTAACTGAAACTCCAAAAAGTAAAAAATAGAAAAAAATTTTAACAGACAATAGAATGGTTACTATAAATAAGCGGGAAACTTCTTATTAGGGTTTTATTGAAAAGTTAGAAAATGGAGAAGATGGAATTTATAATTTTATGACAAATGGTGATAAAAATATTTTATTGGTTCCTAAAATACAAATTACTAAAGATGATCTTGAAACAATTCCAGGTTTAAAAGAATTAAAAGAATAGATAAAAAAAGTAGAAGAAAAACAGAAAAAAGCTAGAGGAAAATAGAAATTTTTATTAACTAAACAATTAATTTAGATGCGGCAGGACCAGTATGTATTAAAAAACGCCTACAAACCGCCAATTAATACTACAAAAATTACTAAAACTATTAATCAATTAGATTTAGGAGAAAAGATTACAATAAATGAAAAAGGAGAACCTGTAAGTAATGGAGTAATATCTTTATTTAATTCAGCTCATGTTTGTTCTCTATTGTGTAATTATTCTAAAATAAAAGAAGAATGTTGGGGATATTTTGATAATGATTTGTGGTATTTAATGCAAGATTTAGAAGAATTGGCGGATATTGCTTTAAAATAGGATTATCCTATCTTATATGACATTATGATATATAAAATAGATGGTATGCAAAATAAACATATTGCTTAGAAATTAAAATAGGATTATAATGTAACTTACTCTATTGAATATTTATCTGCGGTTTGGCGTAAAAAAATTCCAAAAATAATTGCGGAAAAGGCAAAAGAAAGATGGATAATTTGGCATTATACTTTTGAAGAAAAAGGAAGATGGAAGAGGTGCTCACGTTGTCATAAAATAAAATTAGCACATCCTTATTTTTTTACTAAAAATAAAACCGCAAAAGATGGCTGGTATAGTATGTGCAAAGAATGTAGAAACAAAAAGAAAAAATAATAAGAAATGGGGGTTTTTATGGGAGAAGAGAAAAAAATAAAAGGACAATTATAGGATTCAAATGGGAAATGTAGATGTAAAAGATGCGGGAAAGTAATTAATCAAATAAATTTTTATACATATAAAGATGGAAGTAAATGTGAATATTGCAAACCTTGCTTAACCGCACATATAGACAATTTTGATCCAACTACTTTTGAATGGATTCTTGAAAAAATGGATGTTCCATATATTCCCACTGAATGGAATGTTATAAGAGATAAGGCTTTTGCAAAAGATCCCTACAAAATGAATGGAATGTCTGTTGTAGGTAAATATCTTGCTAAAATGAAGTTAAAACAATGGAATAAATATAGTTATAAAGATTCTAAAGAAATTCAAGAAAAAATAGAAGCAGAAGAACAAGAAAAAGAAAGATTTCAACAAGAAGAAAAAGAAAAATATGAAAAAGAGTTAAAAGAAAAATTGGATGAAGGTAGAATTTCATTAGCTTAGTATCAAACGCTAGTTACAACAGAAACTCAAAATAAAGAATTAACACATTGGGGTAATAATGTAACAGGTTAGCATCTTACTAAAAAACAATCTAATTTGCCACCAGCTTATACTAATAATTTAAATCCTTTTCAATAGCAAAATTTTATACCAGAAGAATAGATGATTGATGTTGGTGCTAATTTAGATAAATAGGATAAGATGTATTTAGCTATGAAGTGGGGGCGTTTGTATAGGCCTAGCCAATGGGTTGTATTAGAACAGCTGTATAATGAGTTTATGGATTCTTTTGATATCCAGGGCGCGGCAAGAATTGATACTTTAAAAATGATTTGTAAGACATCTTTAAAGATGAATGAGGCTATTGATTGCGGAGATATTGATTCTTATCAAAAATTATCTCGAGTTTATGATTCAATGATGAAGTCTGCAAAATTTACTTAGGCTCAAAATAAAGATAAAGATGGAGATCATATTGATTCCGCTTCTGCTATTGTGGATTTTGTTGAAGCTAATACTGGAGAAATTCCTCGTTATAAATGTGATGAACCTCAAGATATAATTGATCAAATTATTTTAGATTTAAAAACATATACTAAAAATTTAATTTATGAAGATAAATCTTTAGCTCAATAGATTGAAAAATATTTACAAGATAAACGAATTTCGGATGAAATGAAAAAAGACAAAAAAGAAGCTAAAGAAAAAGGGCTAGATAATGTAGAATTAAAAGACGAAGATTTTAGTAAATATAAGGAATCTTTAGAAGAAATGAAAAAACATGATAAAGAATTAAATGATGAAAAAATTGAACAAGAATATAAAAGTAGGAAGGTGAAGCGATCATGAATTTAAAATAGTTATTGCAATTATCTTCCGAAAGAGATTATAAAAAACAGGGATTATCTGAAGAAAGATTAACAGAAAATTTATCTAAATTAAGAAATATTATTGCTTATTTTCGTTAGTATCCAGATATTTTTGTTGATTTTATAAAAGGAAAAGATAGTACATTTAATTTTTTATTTTATCAAAGAGTCTTTCTTAGAATTGTGATGCGGCATAGATATGTATATGCCACATTCCCGCGTGCTTATTCTAAATCTTTTCTTTCTATGATGGCATTAATGATTAGATGCATCTTATATCCTAATTCACATTTATTTGTAACTACTGGCGGAAAAGAACAAGCTGCGAGTATAACTATTGCAAAAATTGAAGAAATATGTAAATTAATTCCTGGGTTAAAGAATTAGATTAATTGGGATAGAGGGGTTTCTACTAAATCAAAAGATAATGTAAAATATGTTTTTAAAAATGGATCAACTATTGATATTCTTGCGGCAAGGCAATCATCAAGAGGTCAAAGACGTACAGGTGGTTTAATGGAAGAGTGCGTCTTAATTGATGGTGATATCTTAAATGAAGTAATTATTCCTACTACAAACGTAGATAGAAGACTTTCTGATGGAAGTAG